CTGCGATCTAATTTCATTAATATTAAAAGCCATTTGATACTCCTATTAGTATTTAGTCCTAAAACTGACCTACGATTTCAGAAAATTCAACTCCACTTCGTACTGCTACGAAGTTTAATTGGATAAAGTTAATTGATTTAGCAGGTTTGATGTAAATATCTCCAACAAATCTGTTACCATCTATCACTTCGCCAGTGTTGTTTGTTTCGTCACAAACTACTTTGAAGTCCTGAATTCCTCTACGTCCTTGAACATCTCTTAAGAAAGGTTCAACAAGGTTTTTGAATTGTGATCTTGTGAATGAATCGTTGAACTCAAACAATGTAAACTTAGAAGCAGTTGATATCGCTTTTTCAAGAACGATAAACAATCTTCTTACATTGATTCTGTCGAATGCACTCGGCTTACCTAGCAATGTCTTATCACCAAATAGTACTGTTCCCTGTCCTGGGAATGTAACAATCGGGTTAACGTCAGCTTGATAAAGAATATCTCTATCAGCTTTCTTAGGATTGAAAGGTAGCTTGATAATGTTTTTAACTTGTCCTCTATTGAAACCAGCTGGAGAGAACCATGCGTCTCTTAGCTCATCAGTCTTAACTGCGAGTCCTGCTACGTCTCCATTTAAAGGTACGTATGTATAAACATCATTGTATTTGTCGTAAGCATATTTGTAACCACTGTCAAGGAATGCATAAGATGAATTACTTAAGCTATTTCTGAAAGTAATAATGTCGTCTGCTTCACCGCCAGCGTTGTTAACCACATCAGCCCTTTCAGGTGAAATGAATACAACACAGTCTTTTCTTGTTTCTGCAATGTTATCGACAATGTACTTACCTAAACCTTCACCGTTAGTTCCACCTACTGATTTACCAGTTAGGATTAAACTTACGTCAACATCTTCAGCAGACTTATACATATCGTATCCGCCTGTAAGTGTTGCTAGTGATATTGCTGATTCGTTAGCTGAATCTGCACCTAATTTCAATGAATCATATACAGCATTGTCAGTAGCAAGTGCTGCTGATGTAGAAGCTGTTGTGTTAGCTGCTAAACCATAAGCATTTTTAGCCCAGACATAGTTTGATGATGCATCAATAACATTGATCCACCAGTTTGACTCACCTGATTCTGTTTTTGAATCTGTTGCTCTTGAAAGACCTTCAAATACTTCTAGTACTTGGTCAGGTGTTCCAGTGATTGATCCGTCTTGATCTTTGATTACTACATGGATCTCATCTCCAACACCACCTCTGGCAGAGGCATATGCTGATGTTCCTGGTGCTGATCTTACTAAATCATAGTAGCCCCAGTATCTTGAGTACCCTAGACCAGAAATATTAACTGCTCCAGTGTAGTTTTCTTTGAATGATAGTGTGCTAGAATTAGCTGCTGTGACTGTTAAGAAATGTACGCCCACACCTGATGATGTGTTGCCTACTTTAATTTTGTCTCCAACTGCTACGAGACCGGAACCACCGCCCCCTATCTGATCTGCTGTTGATGTTGTTCCTGAATTCGCACCAGCTGTTATAGAAATAGTACCACCGGACGCTTCAACGTAATCGTTTGCAGATCTACATACAGAAACCTGTAAGCTGTTTCCAAGCGCACCTGGATACTTAGCTACAAAGTGGTCTGCACTTGTAAGTGATACTGTGTCGATTGCGTCTTCATTGCTGACAACAACTGCTGAAGCACTACCATTTGATACGGCGTTCTTAGCGTTTGCGTCTACAACTCTAGTCACATATAGTTTATTTCCATACGCTAAAAAGTTAGCGGCTGTAAAAAAAGTTTCTGGATTAAATCCAGTTTGTGGCTTTCCAAATCGGTTCGCTAGTGATTCCTCGCTGTCTAATAAGACACGAGTGTTCGCTGGACCCCATTTAAAAACACCTGCTAAGGCACCTTCCGTAGTAGAAACCGCTGGAACAACAGTGGTTAAATCGATTTCCGATACGTTTACGCCTGGACTGACCTGAAATGGCATTTTATTCTCCTTTCATTTATGGTAGATTATAAGCTCTGTTATATTTATAATATCTGACATTAGAAGCTGGATTCATTATCGTATACGCTGTGCATACCATCCCAATCCAGTTCTTCAAATGT